GGAACTGTGTTGACTGCACCTGTACCATTGTTGCCTGTTATTGTCTGTAAGTAGTCAAAATTCTCTGTTGTTGTTCCTGCCACGCCCGTCGCAGCGTTACCCGTAATAACGACAGAGCCGCTAAAGTAAATGCTTCCGCTTTGAGCATAGGCATCGAGCGACAGTGGCAGAGAATCTAATGTACCTAGTGCGCCTAAACCCTCTAGGTCGTAGTGTGTGTGGAACTCAGACGCTACGCCGTTAGACTGGACGCCTGTTAGTGCTAATGTGACATCAGCCACAACTGTACCCGCCTAGTTGAACGGGCATTAAAGCTGACCCGCCAAGGTCAGATGTCCTAGTAGTAGCGGACGTCTCCTTGACGAAATCAGCGTAAACTAATGCCATTAGGCGATCCGTATAATCGCGTTAGAGGCGTCGGCAGTCGGAAACTGAACAGTAAACGTACCACTTGATACAGTCTTATCAGAACCGAAGTAATGGTGACTTACAGCCGCATCTGATGCGTGAGTATCATTATAGATCATACAGCCGTTGGCGGTGAAGCTGGCAGATGTCCATGAGATATCAGCGTAGTCTGTGTATGCTGTGGTCCCGCTCGAAGTCGGCGCGATATTTGTCAAAGCTTTCCCGGTAGCCGTGTAGCCCGTACCAGAAATTTCATTGGTCGCCGTATATACAGCCGTCGCAGCCGTATGTGCCGCTGTTGAGTCATACAGCGCCATCTTGAACGAGTGACCCGCTACTGCGTGGTCGTGTTCAGCTTCCATTAATTCCTGTTTGTACGATGTAGCCATGCTTGTTGTTATAGCCATTATTTTTATCCTCTGTTTGTGCGATCTTCTTCGATTGCCATTTTTATATAATTAGTTATGACATCAGCCATCTGTGACTGAAATGCGTATGCCTGATCTCGTATCGGCTGTGGTGCAGCCTCAGAGACGTACATTATTTTACGGGCGCACATCATGGCCCATTCGTCTGCTCTACGTTGCCCGTGGGTTACGTATAGGTCTAAGTCACCAACGGTGACGCCTGTATCAACTCCGATCAATTTTAACTCCTACCGGCTTACCGGATTTATCTTTGATAATCTTTTTCGGTGCAGTTAATGCGTCTGCAACTTCATCCATTTTCTTTGCTTGTTTGTCGGATGCCTTAGAAATAACTTTCGCTGACTTCTCTGTGGCTTCCGCTATTTTCTCACCGGCCTGTATTTGTGAACTGGCGATAGCACCCGCCAAGGCTTGCGTTTGATTGCGTTGCCCTTCCGCGATAGCCTTGTTGTTCTCGTTCATCTGCACCATGAGCTGTTCAGTGCGTGCGGCGCTTTGTTGTGCCTGTTGCGCGACACTGGCTATCATGGCGGCTGTCTGTTGTGATCCAGCGTTAACAAGTTGGGACGTGTCGCCCATTACTCTAGCGGCATCGTTACCGGCAATGATATTCACCGGTGCTTGCTTCTCGGACTTCTCAGGCTTCTTGCCGCTGTCCTTACTAAAGGCAACCTGTAGTTTGGCTTGCTCGATTTCACGTTTCAACTGTAACTCAGCCGCTGCCTTCTGTTGGTCAAACTGTAACCTGGCTTGGTCCATCTGCATGTCAGCTTGAAGTTTAGCCTGGTCAGTCTGGACCTTGGCCTGTGTCTTCATTTGCTCGATCTGCATGGCGGCTTGTGCCGTTACTTGTGCAGGGTCAGGTTTAGGTGGCTGTTGTTGTTGCTGTGTCTTGTCAGGATCATCAAAGTAAGGCTCGATGGTTTTTAACCCGCCAACCTTCACTAGCCGTTTTAGGGTGTTGTGTACTTTCTTAGGCGTAACCATCCCCAGGCCACCGGCAGAAAGTGCTTCCTTCTGCAAGTTCAAGATGTTCATCAGGAACGCCATCTCTGATTCCTGGTTGGCGTACCCCAGACCAACTTGCACAGTCACGTCAAGGTCTGTGTTCCATGATCTAGGGTCAACCGAAACCCACTCACCGCGAAGTCTTACGACCTCTGCTTTATTTTGGTGACGGGTGACTAATTTTAATATGTATCTGAATAGTTCCTTAACGCCTGTCTCAGCGAAGGTACGTGATATTGTTTCTATGCGGCTCGTAGCCGCTTGTATGGTCGCATTAACGCCAGCGGCTGTCGAACTTTGTAGGGCCGATGGGTCCAAGCCTTCAGATGCTGCGTTCTGCCCGGTGCGCGATTCTCGCTCTTTGTCCAATACACCAAGAAAAGGAAGTGTCTGACCGCCGACCCATGTGGTGTTGAACTCGCGCACGGCGTCTAGTCGTTTGGCCCGTACAATACCACCGACACGGTTGGTCATTAAATCATCCAGGTTAACCTGGTTCTCAACAGCTAACACGCGCGGGTTATTCGCCATGAATAGGCTGTCGATCTGTCCGCGTACTATGTTTGTTCTGGTGCGCTGAATGTCCTCAAGAATGTCAGGCAGCGACTGCCCAAAGAAACGGTGCGTTAACGGGAACGGCGTGATCGAGAAAAACGGCACTTCCGCGCATTCATCGATTTCCAGTAACTCAGAACTACCATCTTCGCCACCAACAAATACACGATACAAACGACCCACGCCTGTACCATCAACGTCCATCCTGAGGTAGCACTCATTGATCCAGACTTCCTTCTGCGATTCGTCGATTGAATCTTCGGGGTATTCGTCTGTGTCGTATCTGGACAGGTATTCTTCATTCATGTCACCGTTAGCGGCTGGAAGTTTCGTGACCTTCTCAGCGTCGAAGCCCATGTTGATTAATTCAGTGACAGTCTTTTGTGAACGATGACAAACGAACGGCGCGTCTTCGATGCTAGTGGCGCGTTTGGATATCAGAAATTCTTCTGGTGCTACGTTCTCAATCTTGACGCCATCTTTGTTATATGTGCGTCGAATAGTACAATCAAATAGTGTGACGCCTTCTTGTTCGTCCGCGCTGACTTCTTCTAGCTCGACGCCCTTCTCTGTGACAAATGACACAAGTTCGTCTTCTGTCAGACCGGAATACTCGAACACCTCTGATGTCTCAGTCTCGTCATAGAACGCCTTGACGATACCGTTCTTGCTAATGAAAGCATCACGTATCCAGGTTTCCATGATACGATAACCGGGATTTTGCTTGTAAAATATATGGTTGGCGTAATCACTTTGTTGGTCTGCCAGGGCTTCATCTTCTGGACCGGTTGGGTCAACCTTCACAATGTCATCGCCAGCTACAAATATTTTCAGCACAGATGACATCGCAGATTCGACTGCTTGAAAAATATCGCGTGTAACAATGCTGCTTCGATTTTCTTGCTCATCTCCGTATGGACGGCCTAGATATAAATCAAGACCTGCCGCACGTTCCTGAGATATTTCGCTCTCGTAATAGCCAAGCGCGTCTGTTATCTCAGCGTTTACGAGCGCCGCGATTTCTTCATTATTTTTCTTTTTCATTGTCGCCCCTACAGGTGATACCCGTGAGTGTACTCAAGTGGCTTCGACCAATTTGAGTAAATAGATTTAGCGCCGCTTGCTATGGTCGCTGCCCCCGCGAATGTCAGGCATAAGGCGTCTGCTGAATCGGGAGAACGAGCGATCCGTTTTTTCATGGATGCTTTGTCCTCAACTTTCAGTTTGCCGCTGGAAGTAAAAGAGTATGTCGGTGCTGCCAGGTCTTGGATTAATCCTTGATCGTTTGGCAATCGACACCCTTTTTGGTCTAACCATTCCCTGGTATCGAACCAGAGTTCGTCGCGTAACTTGTTGTATTTTTCTTTCATCGATGGCGATTCAGATACGTTCACGCCAATCGCCGGTAATCCTAATTCAGATAGTCTGTCCACCACGCCCGATCCGATGCCGATGCTGTCAACGTTAATGGCAACAGGCTGGTCTATAGGTCGCAGTAAATCATATTTATTTTTGACACGCCCCACGGTCTGCATAAGATCGAGGCCGCGCCATGTTTCAAGTTCTTCCACATACGCGCTGCGCCGGGTACATAACACCGTGCTGTCAGCGCCAAAGCGTGCCACGTCCAAGCCCCAGATCACGGGTGCTTCTTCATCCTTCACAATGTCGCGCTTTATAGCGGCATGGATCAGATGTATCGGTATCAGTGTGTCATCGTCTGCCGTTGGGAACTCACCCAAGACACGCACGCGGTACGGGTTGGATTCCTCGCCGTAGCGTACCTTCATGTCCTCAACGAACTCAGGCGTCACCAAAAGTGAATCCAGGCATGATACTTTACGTGTCCACCAGTTATTACTCAGCACATGGTGGGTGTCATAAAAGAAACCCGTACTCCTGACAGGGTTACCCAGTAACACAGTAATAGCGCCAGCCGTGGACATCGAGCCACTAGCTGCTTCAAACACCTCTTGAGGGATGCCTGATGCTTCGTCAGCGATTAACAAAGTATTTAATGAGTGAACACCCGCCATTGCTTCGGGACGTTCCTTGGAACTCGTCCTGGCAGATATAAAAGCCTCAGATTTACTAGATATAAGTTCTACGCGGTCTGACTTTACTTCGAATAATTTGCCAACAGCGTTAGGTAATTTTTTAATGGTCGCCTTTAATTCAGAAAACAGGGCATCGTATAATTGGTTGCTCGTCGGCGCAGTCACCACGATCTTCGCAGGGAAGCGCGTAGCCAAGAACCACGTCATCATCCAGGCGCATGTTGTAGACTTGCCGACACCGTGACCGGATGCCACTGAAAGCCTTGTCTGTCCATCAGCAACAGCCTGTAATAGTTCAGCTTGCCAATCCTGCGGCTCCATGCCCACAACGTCCGTGACAAAGCCCACCGGATCATCAGCGTATGTTGATACGAAGTCCTCAAAGGCTGTCATTATTCGTGACGTCCACCACCGGATTGTCGGTCTGTAGAACGTTCAAAACTGCGTTCGCCGTCTTTCTGGTCACGTCCGGTACTGCCCACTGTACGGTAGCTTGTGTCGTTTACGGCGTGTTGCTGTGCGCGTTGTGCTGCCGCCGCTATTTCGCGGTCAGTCGCCGCCGCACCCTCAACAATTGCTTGCTGTTGGTCTTGCGGTGACCCATGTGTTAAATCCCACTGTGACAGATCATCCCATAAGCTAACCGGTGGCGCTTTGCCTCTGTATGCGTCATTAGATACGCCGCGTGCATATTGCCCACTCAGAAAACTAGCAATAGACAAAGGCAGGTTGCCCATCAGCATCGATGCGCCGCCAAGGGTTTTCTGGCCCAAGTCCCACATTTGTGCCTGTTCCATCGCAGGTGTCATGCCCGCCGTGGGCTGTTGAATGCCCATGTTATTCAATGATCCAGCGGTAGCCACTTGAGTGCCGCCAGGTTGTTTGTCGCCCGTCCATTGTCCGTCCCAGGCAAACTCGCCATCGAGTAAGCCATCGAAATTAGTACCATCCCAAATTGGGACACTGCGCTGCTCGTAATTGTCGCGTCCGCCTTCATACGGGTTCATGCCGGGTGCGAGGTCAAGAATAGGGTTAGGGTTGAATTGTTGTGCAGACATGTCGCCTGATGACGCCAGTAAGCCCACAGGATTGCGCTCCATGTCATAGCCCTTGTTCCATGAATCACGCCAAGCCTGGTTATTGGCGGCGTAGTCATTGAAGTAGCTGCCTTGACCCATAGGGGATTGGTCCAGCAAGCCCATAGGCGCTAGTTCTCGCATATTTAAATTTCCTGATTATATTATTTTAAGAGGCTTGCGGGTTGTCCGTTGCGCTCAAGTAGCTTCATGCGGTCAAGTACGTCTTGTGACCATGTGACGTAGTTGTGGTTTATTTCACGCCCGGCTTGTTTTATTACCTTCGTTATTTCATCGCGTTCAGTTGTTGCCCACGATTCATGCGGGTTGCTTTTTTTGAACCCGCCTAATGCCTTGTCACTATCGCCGTCGAATTTGTCCAACCACTTACGCGCTTCGTTAGCAATCATATTGTCAGGCAGATTTTGTGG